AGATTTCGTATTGAAGGCGGAGAAGTACGTATTTTAAATGACGACGAGGTTTTGGCGACTATCCAAGACCCCGAAGATATTTTATCTTTTTAGGAGAAAACAATGGCTGGTACAAAGCATGAAGCTGATAATGGTGAAGTAGACTTAGATTTTGGTGAAACCGAAGGGGCAGAAGTAGAGATTGATGCTCCTGAAGAAACTAACGAAGAACGTGTAGTAGTTGAAACTGTTGAAAAAGAAGCTGCTCCTGAAGATAACAAAGCAGAACAGGAAGAATACAGCGCTTCTGTTAAAAAACGAATTGACCGTTTAACTAAGAAAATGCGGGACGCAGAACGCCGTGAGCAAGAAGCAATTCGTTATGCTCAAACCGTTCAAGGAGAGATGCAGACAACAAAAAATCGTATGCAAGCCTTAGATCAGGGTTTTGTAAACGAGTATGGGTCGCGTATTGCAGCGGAACAGCAGCAGGCAGAACAACAGCTTAAAGCCGCTAAAGAAGTTGGTGATACAGATTTAGAAGTAGAAGCCCAGAAAAAAATGGCGCAGTTAGCTGTGTCTGCTGATAAATATACACAAGCGCAACAAAACGCAAAACAACAGCAAGCTATAGCTCAACAAAGACAACAGCAAGCCGCGCAATATGTGCAGCAACCCGCTCCCCCACCAGAAGTAGCCCCTGATCCTCAAGCCGAGGACTGGGCAGAAAAAAACGATTGGTTTGGTAAAGACCAAGCTATGACTTTTGCGGCTTTTGGTATACATAAAGGTTTGGTTGAAGAAGATGGATTTGACCCATCGACAAATGAGTATTATAGTGAGTTAGATCGTCGGATACAAAAAGAGTTTCCGCACAAGTTTTCCAACGGGAACGGCACAAAACGCCCCGCTCAGAGCGTTGCCGGAGTTTCTCGCACTACATCAGGGCGCAAACATCGGGTTAAACTCACCCCTACCCAAGTCTCAATAGCTAAAAAGCTGGGTGTGCCGCTAGAAGAATATGCGAAATACGTGAAGGAGTAGAAGATGTCTGAAAAAGAAACTTTTGAGGGCATTAAACGCTCTCCCCGCGCAAAAGACTCTAGGGAGAGAGAAGAGAGGCGTAAGCCTTGGTCTCCCCCATCGATGCTGGATGCCCCGCCAGCACCGGAAGGTTACAAACACAGGTGGATTCGTGCTGAAGTGCGCGGTTTTGATGACCGTAAAAACATTTCAGCTAGGTTACGTGAAGGCTATGAGCTAGTACGTGCTGATGAATACCCCGATTTTGAAGCCCCGGTCATAGAAACAGGTAAATACGAGGGTGTTTTTGGTGTTGGTGGATTATTGCTGGCTCGCATTCCGCTAGAAACAGTGAAAGAACGGACGGATTACTTTAAGACTAGAAGTGCCGACCAAATGGACGCTGTAGATAGAGATTTGGAACGTGAGAACTCGCATTCATCGATGACGATTGGAAAACCTGATCGTCAATCTCGTGTAACTTTCGGTGGCCCACGAAAGTAGTTTAACCTACAGAAGTGCGCTGCCCTATTTGGAGAAACCATAATGGCTAACGAATCTTCGGCTTATGGTCTTCGTCCTATAGGATTAGTTGGTGCTGGAGCCAATACTACGGGTACGACCTCGTATGAAATAGCTTCTAATAACACCAATGCAATATATCAGTTTTCAATCTGTGTTCCTACTGCGGCAGGAACCATAGACCAAGCTGGTGCTACATCAGGCGGAACGACTCCCGCTCTTGGTGTCCTTATGGGCGTTTACTATCAAGACGCTACACAAAAAAAACCCGTCTGGTTGAATTACTGGCCGGGATCAGCCAGCGTAAGCGTTGACACAAACTATCCTGTCACTGCTTTTGTTGCTGATAATCCAAACCAACTGTTTCAGGTGGCAACGGATGCAACAATAACTAGCCGTGCAACTGCACTCACAGCTATTTTTGCAAACTCGTCATTAGGAACATCAGCAAGAACTGGTTCAACAGACACTGGCAGATCAAACTCTGGTCTTTCTGTTTCTGCTATAAACACCACGGCTACTCTTCCGCTACGCATTGTAGGCATAGCAGACGAAGCAGCAAACAGTGATTATACCGCTGCTGGTATCCCTATGATTGTTCGCCTGAACGCTCACTTTAACGCCACAGCGAGTAGGTTTGATTCTCAGACCACCTCCCTGACAACTGGCTTATAGGAAGGGGATAGAACATGGCTATTTCTCGCGCTCAACTTGCGAAAGAACTAGAACCCGGCCTTAACGCTTTGTTTGGGTTGGAATATGACCGTTACGATAACGAATCAGCAGAAATCTTTGAAGAAGAGTCCTCAGATCGGGCTTTTGAAGAAGAGGTGATGCTATCCGGGTTCGGCTCGGCTCCCGTGAAAAGTGAAGGAAGTGCTATTTCCTTTGACGACGCACAGGAAACCTATACGGCCCGCTATACTGCGGAAACCATTGCGCTTGCTTTCAGCATCACAGAAGAAGCGATAGAAGATAATCTTTATGATCGTCTTGCCTCTCGTTATACTCGTGCTTTAGCTCGTTCAATGTCACAGACTAAGCAAATTAAAGCAGCGGCAGTTTTAAACAACTCCTTTAATACCGCTTACCCAATTGGTGACGGGGCTGCTTTGTGTTCTTCGGCACATCCAAGTTTGTCAGGCAACCAACGCAACCAATTAGCGGTTGCGTCTGATCTTAATGAAACTTCATTAGAGCAGATGTTGATTGATATTGCTGGAATGACCGACGAACGTGGTCTAAAAATTGCAGTTCGTGGAATGAAACTTATAATTCCAAAAGAACTTCAGTTTATAGCAGAACGCTTAATTAACTCAAACTTACGTCCCGGTACGGCAGACAATGATATTAATGCCACCAAATCAATGGGCATGATCCCCGATGGAGCAGTGGTAAACCACTTCCTCACCGATACGGACAGATGGTTTATTAAAACCGACGTTCCTAATGGGTTCAAGCACTTTGAGCGTACACCGATAAGAACAGCTATGGAAGGCGACTTCGATACTGGTAACATGCGGTTTAAGGCTCGTGAACGATATTCGTTCGGTGTCTCAGACTGGCGTTGCGTATTCGGTAGCGACGGCGCATAAAACTCTGTTTTTTGCTCTTGGGAAGGACGGCCTTGCGCCGTCCTTTCTTTTTGCGCTATAGTAAGTAATCAACCCTGACTATTGCACCTGCAATAGACATTAACCCAGACAGGAGTGACACATGGGTACGACAACATTTTCTGGTCCTATCAAGGCTGGAACTATTAAAAACACAACAGGCACTACTCTTGGCACAGATGTAAAAAACACTGGTCAAGTTGTAATGGCACAGACATTTTCAACAGGCACTACTCTTGCGAGCGGAGCTTCTGCTGCAAATACCACGACGGTAGTTATTCCAGCTAACTCACAAATTATTGACATAGTGCTTGATAAGCCCACTGTAATGGCAGGTGCTACATGTGTTTTGAGTATTGGAGATACGGTTGGTGGTAACGCCAGCTTACTTAATTCCTACTCAGTTACTATTGCTTCTGGAGTTGGACGCGCATATCCAACAACTGAAGCAGGCGGAGCGCTTGCTTGGGCAGATACAGGAACGGCGGATTTAAAACTGACATGGACTAGCGCGGGTGCTACTTCTGCTGGTGAAATCAGAGCTACGATTTTGTATCAGCAAAATAATAATTTATCATAATCCGGCCTGAAGGAGAACTAATATGTCGGGTTCCGATGCTCTAGCCACCTTTATTGAGGCCGCCACCGCTGTAACAGACGGTGTGTGTGCGGCTCAATCTGTAGGTAGCGCTACTGACCTTACAATTGATGGCTCTCTCTCTTCGGGGGGAGAAGTAACTTTTGACCAGCCGCGTAATGTCACAATCTTATCTGCGGGTAATGATTCTGGAATTACGTTTACAGTTACAGGAACTGACGAAACAGCTACAGCGGTTACTGAAGTTATTACAGGTGCTAATACAGGCACTGCTACAGGAACCACTTATTTTGCTACAATTACTCAAATTGCTTCCAGTGGAGCAGCAGCGGGAAATGTTTCGGTAGGTTCAGGGACTAGTATTGCAGCCCCTATATTTCGGGGAAGTATGCGGTTAATCGGTCTATACGTTGTTAACACAGGAACTGCTGGAACAGTTACATTCCGTCAAACCTCTGCAACAGGGACTATTGGGATGCAATTCAACACCGTTGCAGCAGCTAACACAAACGCTTATCCCGATATACCTGACGAGGGTATTCGGTTTAACTCAGGGGGATATGTTGTGTATACGCAAACTATCATGTCTTCTATGACAGCATTTCACGCCTAATGGTGGGTTTACAGTTTTTTAAAGCAGGTCAAAATGACAACTGAGAAAGAACGTACATTACTTGTCAAAATGGACACTCGAATAAGCGTTATGGAAGAGGTTTTGAATCGTTTAGAAACTAATCATTTAGTACATATTGAAAAAGACATATCTAGGTTAGATACTAAACTATGGGCTTTAATAAGCGGGATGGCGATACAACTAGGTGGTGTTGTTCTGGCTTTACTAATTTTTATTTTACCCTAAGAGTTCAATAAAATGGCTTTTGATTTTTATACCGGAGAAGAACAAAAGATAATCTTTGAGATTAAGAAATGGTCTGAGGAATCGTTAGAGACATCTAATAAAAACTTTAACGGTTTAGCGGCCTGCCCAAAAGCTAAGAATGCGTGGAAAAATGATAAAGTAGGGTTTGTGTTTAAAAACGCTCCTGATTACCAAGACTTATATACAGTTGTTTCGTGCTACCCTTCTAATTTTGACATGGTTATTGTTGTAGATACCTGTTTTAACGAAGACGCTAAAGCTTTTCACCAGTTTATTTCAGGGTTTAATGAAGCCATAGGAGAAGGCATGTTTATTAATAAAGATGCGTGGGTAGTAGGGTTTCACCCTAATGATGGTGAAAATGCTTTACTTAAAAGAAGTCTTTTTCCAACTAATACAGATAAAGAATATGCTTTGATGTTAGTGCAACCTTTAAGTTTACTACAAGAAACCGCAGACAAAATAGAGCCTTTAGGGTATTATAAGGGTTATGAAGACGAGTATAATGCAGATGCGGTATTACGATCCCGCAAAGATTTATATAGACGACTAATAGGAGATTAATATGGCGATTAGCCCACATAAAAAAGAAGCAATGGGAAAAGATTGGAAGTCCAATACTTATCCTAATGAGAAAATTAAAACTGGTCCGAAGAAAAGCAAACCACGGACAAAGGGCGTAAAAGTAGCCCCGTATAACTAAGGTATTTTTATGGCGATTTCAGGCAGCAAAGATTTTGAATTAAACGTCACTGAGTACGTAGAAGAGGCGTTTGAGCGCTGTGGGATTGTAGCTCGCACAGGCTATGATATTCGCACGGCTAAACGCTCTTTAAATCTAATGCTGGCGGATTGGGCTAATCGGGGCTTGAATCAATGGACTATCAAGCAAACGACGGTAACGATGATTCAAGGAACGAGTACATATACCTTGGATACCGACACTATTGATGTACTAAACGCTGTCTTACGTCGAGATGGGACGGATTATGGTATAGCACGGTTAAGCCGGGACGAATATTTAAATATTCCTACAAAAACTACTGAGTCGCGGGTGTCGCAGTTTTTTGTAGATCGCCAGATAACCCCTGTTATGAACGTGTGGCCGACCCCCAATAACAGTACCGATCAAGTTATTTTTGATCGTTTAGTTCGTATGGACGATGCTGATAGCCCTACGAACACGATGGAGATGCCTTTCAGGTTTTACCCGGCTTTAGCTGCTGGTTTAGCTTACTACATTGCTCTTAAAAAAGCCCCCAACCGCATACAATACTTAAAAGGGTTGTACGAAGAAGAAATGGATCGGGCTATGACAGAGGACAGAGACAGGGCTAATTTAACTATTACCCCCGGTTTCGGTTACTTTAGGTAGAGGTGTAGGATGGGGTCAAAATACGCTGTAGGAAAACATGCTTTAGGTATTTCTGACAGGTCAGGATTCCGTTATCCATTGCACAGGATGCGTATGGAATGGACGGGAATGCTTGTTGGATACGACGAGTGGGAGCCTAAACAACCCCAGTTACAACCTTTACGGGTCACAGTTGGGCCGCAAGCTTTAAAAAACCCCCGCCCCGATAGGGTAATGACTCTTCAGGTGTACGTCGGCATACCTGTTATAGAAGGGCCAGCTTTTACGCCTTTTAATGCAATAGGGGTAGTAGGAAACGTATCGGTGGTGACAACATGAGTTTTACTTACGATCAGCTTAAAACAGCTATCCAAGACTATACGGAAAATACAGAGTCTTCCTTTGTAACTAATCTACCTGTTTTTATCAGGTTGACAGAAGAACGTATCTTAAAACAGGTGCAATTAAGCTTATTCAGGAAAAACTCCACGGCTTTAGCTACGTTGGGGAATGAGTATCTTGCAGCGCCTTCCGATTTTTTAGCGCCTTTTTCAATGTCTTTCCTTAACGCTTCAAGCGAGAAAGTATTTCTTGAGTTTAAAGACGTAAATTTTGTACAGACTTATAACGCCAATAGCGCTACTACTGGTGATCCAAAATACTATGCTCAGTTTGACGTAGATAATTTTATATTAGGACCAGCACCTTCTGCCGCGTCACAAATGGAACTGCATTTTTTCTATAGGCCCGTTAGTATTACAGCGGGTGCGGGAGGTGGAACAACTTGGTTAAGCACAGACGCTCAGTTATGTCTTCTTTACGGTTGTCTGGTTGAGGCGTATACCTTTATGAAAGGTGAACCTGATTTACAGCAGTTATACTCTGTTCGTTTTCAGGAAGCGTTAGCGGCACTTAAACTGCTTGGAGAAGCCGACCAAACGCAAGACGAGTATTTAACAGGGCAAGTAATAAGGCCACGGCAATAATGTTTGAACTTAAATTAGATATACCTCGTGGTGATTCTGGCGTAACGGTTAATACGACACATAACCGAGGGTTTACGCCCGAAGAGTTAGCTGTTCAATGTGTGTCTAAGATCATTTCTATTGCAGATACGGCTCCTGCAAGCGTACAAGATCAAGCACGGGCCTTCCAGAATAATCTGGAAACGCTGGTAACTTCCTATATGCGTCAAGCTGTTTTAAGCGACCGCACGACTGTATATAATGCTGTAAAAAATGCGGGACACCCCGCGCTGGCCGAAATTTTAAGGAGACTTTAATATGGCTTTCACAGGTAACTTCATGTGTACCTCATTTAAAAAAGAATTAATGACGGCTACACATAATTTCACCACTACGTCTGGAAACACGTTTAAACTTGCTTTGTATACGAACAGCGCTTCCTTTACGGCGGCGACGACGGCATATACTGCGACAAACGAAGTAGGTAACAGTGGTACATACTCAGCGGGAGGCGGTGCATTAACCAATGTTACACCGACTTCTTCGGGTACAACTGGCCTAACTGATTTTGCTAATTTGACATTTACTTCCGCAACGATAACGGCTCGCGGCGCTTTAATATATAACGACTCTGCGGTTGGTGATCCTACCGTGGTTGTTTTAGATTTTGGTGGAGATAAAACCAGTACTTCGGGTGATTTTGAAATAGTATTTCCAACACCAGATGCCACTAACGCTATTATACGGATAGCCTAATAAGGTATAGCAGATGGCCGAAGGTTTTGGACTATTTACGTGGGGTGCGCTAGCTTGGGGTGGTATCGGCGTTGACGTTACGGTTAGGTGGGACGGTTACGGTCGTGGTACATGGGGTTCGTCTTCATGGGGCAGTCCTATCACTATACCAGCAGCGACAGGTGGTGTTGGAGGTGTAAGTGTTAGTATAGATACTGCTCCAACTATTACAGGGCAAGAAGCTACGGGTAGTGTAGGAAGCGTATCTATAACCCTTGGAACAGGGGTGTCTGTTTCAGTAACAGGGGTTGGCGGAACAGGTGGCGTTGGAACCATCACCATGTCAGGTGTTGGCTCTATAACAGTAACAGGTGTTGCTGGAACGGGTGGTGTAGGTTCGGTAGAAATACGGAACGGCCAAGTCATCCCATTAAACCCGAATATAAAGGGTACAGGGGAAGTAGGTACTGTTTCGATTATAGGTAACGCAGCCGTATCGGTGGCAGGTATTTCAGGTAGCGGAGAAGTAACACCTGTGATAGTCTGGGGCAGAATAATTCCTGACCCCGGAACCGTTTGGACAGAAATTGCAGCATAGAGAGGCTTAAATGACAAGCACGTATACAACCAACGGTGGTATAGAACTTATTCCAACTGGGGAACAGTCTGGGACATGGGGAACCACCACTAATACAAGCTGGAACATAGTAGACAGGCTGACAAACGGTGTTGGTTCTATTACGCTTTCAGGAACTACACACACACTAACTACGGCAGAAGGTGCTTTATCGGACGGTCAATACGGAGTATTGCTTTTTGCCGGATCGCCTTCTGGAACAAACACCGTCACGTTTGCACCAAATGATGCGGATCATATCTATATAGTAAAGAATAGTTCTGGTGAAAGTGTTATTTTATCACAGGGTGCAGGAGCGAACGTCACAGTAGCGAACGGTAAGTCGGCAATAGTATATGCTGACGGCGCAGGGGCTGGAGCAGCGGTTGTAGATATAACATCTACTTTTGTAGTCACCGATTCTGGCGCTTTACAGATAGCTAATAATTTATCGGATTTAAATAACGCAGCTACGGCTAGAACTAATATTGGGTTGGCAATCGGCAGTAACGTTTTAGCTTACGATGCGAATTTACAGAGTTTTGTTACAACTTTTACACTGCCTACATCTGATGGCAATGCGGATCAAGCACTTGTGACTAATGGTAGCGCTACACTTAGTTTTGCAGATGCTGGAATAGGAATAGGAAAATCTATAGCTATGGCTATTGTTTTCGGCTAACAAGGAGAAATAAGTATGGCCGCCCCAAATATTGTAAATGTAACCACTATCACAGGAAAATCTGCTACCGTAAATTTATCTAGCACCGCTGCTACAGCGGTGCTTAGTAATGCTGCGTTGAGTGGAAAAGTTTTTAAAGTAAACTCGTTAGTCGTAGCTAATGTGGACGGCTCTGTTGCCGCAGACATAACGATAGGTTTTTACTCCCAAGACGATATAGGAGGCACGGCGACGGAAATTGTAAGCACCGTTTCTGTCCCCGCAGATGCGTCTTTAGTGGTAATTGATAAAAACAGTTTTCTTTATTTAGAAGAAGATAGATCGTTGGGGGCAACCGCAGGGGCCGCTAATGATCTTAAAGTGGTAGTAAGCTACGAAGAAATTTCGTAAGGTTTTTTTCTACGCTTTTATAGGAGAGCTTATAAATGTCAAGAAAATGGCC